TCTGCTCTTTGATCTCAGATACTTTCGATCTAATAGCAGCTTCAAAGATGGTGCGTGCTTTCTCTTGGAATTCCTCAGAAAGCTCTTCACCAGCAAGGAGAGCATTAACATCTTCTTCGATGTCAAACTCTTCTTTCATTGCATCTTCATCTTCTTTTTTCTTTTTGTCATCTTCTTGAGATTTAGAAGGATTTTCGGTGTCGTATTCCTTCTTATCTTCTTCTTTATCAGACTTACTACTTTCTTTTTCTTTCTCCTCTGCTTCAGCAATAAGATCCTCTTCATCATACTCGGCATCTTCTTTAGCAAGTGATTGCATAGGATCTGCAGCTGCAGCTCTAGCATTAACAACATTTTTGACTTGTTGAAGAGTTGCGCCAGGAGTATTGAGTCTTGCTGACTCATCATCTGAGCGATAATTTTCTGGAGTAGGTCCACCCAAATCTTCCCATGCACCAGTTTGTCCAGGAGCAATTCCAGTGGACAACCTTGGCATTGGTTCAGCGGGTGCAGCTCCTTTGGTTACTACGTTTTCCATTTCTTGTAAATTGCTACCAACGGACATTTTAGATCTTGTGTATAATCTATATTTATTTATAAATTAAAGATTTGCTAAGAAATCTTGGAATAAATTAACCTTATGCTCATCCAATCTTTTTTGATCAACTAAAGTGTTGATTCTTTTTTGAGTTTTGGATGCAAGTTGTTCTTTAAGAATTCCTCCATCCCAAACCCACTCTTTTCCTTCCATAATTCCCTGAACAAAAGCATCAGGAGCAGAAGGATCTGCAACAATATCAGCAGCTGTTGCAAGCATAAAATCTGGACCAACTACCTTATGACCTTCATTAGTCATTTGAAGTGATCCAACACCACGAGAAGAAACTCCAAGACAAACACCTTCGCCAATAAGTGCTTTAGCAATTTTACCCATTGGGGTTTCTAGAAGTTGTGCTCTACCTTTAATATTTCTTCCCTCACGAACAAGGGATGTAATCATATGAGAAACACGATCAAGATTGACGGTAGGACCATCGGGATGACCGAGTTCTCCAAGAGCACGACCTTTACAAACAAATGCTTCATTATATCGATTGACTTCTCTCATCAAAGTTTCCATGGGATACATTCTCCCATTACGATTACAAATGTCTCCTTGAAGGAAAATACCTTCAATATACATTTTCTTTTCAGCACCTTTACCTTCAGTGATGAATTTGACTTTTTGTACTTCTTCTGTGATGAGTTTCATTTTATTCTGATACTAGTGTGACTACTTCTGCAATATTGAAGAAAGTATCTGGTTCATAAGTAAGACAGGATACTTTTACACTTCTGTAAAGCGTTGCTCCAGTAATATTTGGTGAAGTAATTGAAGAACTATTAAAATTAATCGTAATTGATGAGTTGTCTAACGAAACAATTGAATTATGCGTAGTATTAATTCCTGAAGTTGTAGCACCAGAAATAGTCACATAATCTTGTGCAGTAAAAGAATGCCACTCATTATTATCAAAGGTTAACCTTGTAGTTGTTCCTGTAACAATTCCTGTGATTTTTTGACTCTTAAGAGGTTCCTTTAAAATATCAACACTATATGATGTAATATGATAATTATCTTGTGTTGCTACTGGGTTTGTTCCAATAGCAATATATCCACCAGAACTACCAGTAGTTGAACCAATAGTGACTCTCAAATATCCACTTTTAAGGGCAATAGGTACACTCGTAGATGCAACACCAACAGATGGTGCTAATCTTGGAATTTGTGTGTCCTGAATAATTTTTGTTGCCATTATTCTTGATCCTCTGAGTATTCTTCATCATTTTCCACATCTTCTCCACCAAACATTGCAGAAGCAACATATGGTCTGGCGCCATCAACTCTTTCCGCTGCCTTAGCAAACAGGAGATCTTTGATTTTATCAGTAACTTCTGATGCCGAAGAATCTGTGGCAATCAAATCGATGAGTTCTTCCATAAAATTTTAATATAGTATTATAATAATTATTTATATCTCTGCCTTTTTAACATCTCTTGTGGATGGTGGAGGTGGTGCTTGTAATTGTTGATCAATACCTTGGTCTTGTGGCATTTGATCTATTGGTTGGTCCATTCCGGCGTCCATTCCCGGATCCCCTCCTGGAGGTGGTAAAGGTTCACCAGTAATTGGATCTATTGAATTTGGATCGGGAATAATACCTTTTTTAATTTCAGATTTAATCTGTTGATCAATCTCAATAATTTCACTATCAGTCTGATGAAGAATTTTTCTACGAACATATTCTTTGGAGAAATATTTTCCAATATAAGGTTCAATGGTTGCAAGAGTTCCAAGTCTTTCATTCAGTAATTCTGAATCTTTGAGTTCGGCAAATTGATTATCATATAGGAAATCATATTGGATATGATCTGCCATCAAATCCCAATCTTCTGGACTAACAATATTTTTCAAAACTAATTGAGTTTTGAGCATATCATTAAACATATTTGCAAAACGCTTTCTCAAACGTCCGACAAATTTGGAGAATTTAAGTTCATCTCTTAAAATTTCTGATGAACGTCCAAGATTAAATCCGTCTCCACTACCAGCAATTCTAGATTCTGGAACATTGAGAGCTCTATAAAGTTTTTTCTGGAAATACTGAATATCACTAAGTTCCCCAAGATTTTGTCCACCTGGAAGAGTTGTAATTTCAGTTCCGCGACCACCCTCTCTACGTGGTAACCAAAAATCTTCCATCATGGACATAAACTTGCGGTCGTCACGAACTTCACCAGTTCCTGCATCATAAACAAGTTTATTTCTGTAGCGAGACATAACCTCTTTGAGGTATTGCTCTGCCTTTACTTTTGGAAGATTTCCAACGTCAATATAGAAAATTCTACGTTCTGGAGCACGTGACAATCTGTAAATTACAAGCGAATCCTCAATCATCCTGAGTTGATTAAGTGCCTTGATTGCCTTATGCAGATATGAAAGAATAGTTCCTTTATTTCTATCTACAAGTCCAGAACTAACATATGTAATTGAATCTTTCGCAATTTTAATTTGTTTCATTGATCCGCCACCAGATACCATTCCCGGTGAAGGATATGATGCTACAGGTGAATAAAGAAAATATTCTTCTATCTCCGGATAAAATACTTTGTCAGTTTCTTGAATCGCATTCATATTTAACATACCATTTTTATTCGTCCTTTTTTCATGACGAACAAATTTCATTTTCATCGGATCAATATATCTTAGATCCTTAATACCTTCCTGTGGTTTTTTAATATCAATTACTTTTAAATAGTATAATTTCCCATCAACGTACCAATTTCTAAAAATTTCATGAGATTTTTTATCAAAATCCAATAATTCTTTAATATATCTAAATTCTTCTCTAATTTTTTCTTTTAATTTATCACTTGCATTTAAATTTGAAAGTTCAATTTCAACTGGAGAATCATAAAGATCACTCACAATTGCTTCATTTACAACATCCTCAATAGCACCATCACATTCTGGATGAAGTGCCATTTCACGATATCTTTTAATTAGATCAAATTCAGTTCTATAGACACCTTCGATATCCAGATACTGTCCATAAAATCCACTTGCAATAAAATTGTCTACCCCGTCGTCATTGTTAGGTGGGACGGGGGAGACAATGGATTTTGATTTTAATTTGTCACCAGAATCATCAATTGAAAATCCAAAAAGTTTTGCCATCTTATAAGTTTAGACCGTATGTTCTATTTAGTTGATATCCTGTCCACCAGCATTTGCCCCAGTACCTTTAACTGCTTCCCACCATTGAACTTGGAATTCACAAGTAAACTCTTCAATTGCATCAGTTGTTTCGTTGGAAAGTGCAATTGTCCCAATATTTGTTGGAAAAATATCATACATGTGATATGCCCTCAAAGTTTCTCCAGTACGATCAAGTTGATAAACAAATGCATCTGCTTGATAGAGTGCTGGATCGGTAGCACCAGTTGCATCAGAAACTCTATTAATTGAATTAATCCAATTTTCAAGAGCAGAACGAATTGCAAAATCGGTATCATTAATTACTGTAACAGTCCATGATTCGAATGTTCTGTCTCCAGCAATTTTAAGAATTCTTCCTCTAAATGGAACATTAACTGGACCAATTGTTGATGCTGGAAGAGCAGCTGCTTTAATTAAAAATCTTGATTTATCAAGAACATTGCTGTCGGTTGGTGCTGAATCTGGGAATGATAATACTACTTCAAACAGATTAGCACGAGCACCACCACCAGTCAATTTGCTCTTAAAGTCGGTAATCTTCCTTAAAGGAGGTGGATTTAATTGATTTCTAGTTGCCATAGTTGTTTACCTCTTGTTTAATTAGAATTGACCGATTACTTCATCAAACGAAACACCAGTTCTGGTGGCAACAAAAGTAAGACCAATGAAGTTAATTGATCTTGCTGGTTTAATATAGATATCAGCAACAAATTCGTTGGAATCAATGACAGCCGCTGTGTTATTTGTTTCATCACAAACAACCACATAATCATAGATTCCTCTCTTTGCCTGAACATCGCGGAGAAATGGTTCTACGATGTTTACAAAGTTTGTTCTTGTAATTTCATCGTTGAATTCAAATAGTTGATCTTTGGCGGCGGTAGAAATTGCAGTTTCTAAGTAGATGAAGAGACGACGAACGTTGATTCTATCAAATGCTGATGCCTTACCATATCCAGTTTTGTCGCCAAATAGAACAATTCCTGCTCCTGGTGAGAAGATAATTGGATTAATTCTATTTGAATAAAGACGATCTCTCTGTGACTTGGAAGGATTGTATGCTAGTTTTACGGCATTGAGAATTGCACCTCTTGAAGTTCCTGCAGGCGAGTACCATGGGAAATTGTTAATATCATTACGAGCGCAGATTCCTGCAATATCACCATTCAGAGGTACATATCTGAAGGTATCTGAGAATCTATCATACATGTACTTATAACCGCTATCAAAAATGGCATAAGTTGAAGATGTGATTGGTGCATAGAATTCAATTACATTATCCGTAATATCTGAAGCAGATCTTACTGTTACTTCATTTTGATCTGAAGTATCTGTGAGAGCAGCGCCCCTATATGGCGAAATAAATGCAATCGCATCTTTTCTCATTTCTGCTACAGAAATTAATTTTTGTGCAATTGCCTGAGCATTTCTAATGTTATATCCAGCAGATCCCATCAATAAGAAATCAACTTTAAAATTATCAGTATTTTCAAATAAGTCATATCCATCAGAAATCTCCCCAATAGTTGCAGTTAATGCACCAGATGTTGTAATTCCAGTTTGACCATTATAGTTGACTCCACCAGCAAGAGTTAAATTAACCGCTCCACTAGCACCAAAAATAATACCATCTGCTTCTTGATCCCAATCATAATCTGCTTGAGGAGTAAATCCAGAACTAAATCCCGTCGTTACAATTCCTGTTGGAGCAGATCCACCAAAAATAAATGTGGAACTATTTGCCAGATACTTTCTCCAATAAGAAGGACTTCCTGCTGAGAATTGTGCATCTGATGCTTTAGAAAGACTTAAATGCTTCTCAAGAATTGTTCCTGCATTTCCAGTAATTTTTCCGAGTGCATCAATGACCACTATATGAACTTCATCAAATCTTGCTCCTCTAGAT